TTTATCAAAGTTAAAACAAAAACAAACAAATAAATTACCATTGTCGTTCCCCCATTGTTGCCCTTAGGTCACTTGTTACTTTATCCCATCCGTATTCGACAATCAATTCCACAAAAGCATTAATTGTATGAACGTAATGTGATTCTTTTTGCAACAAGACATAATCATCTTCGTGTTGAGTTACAATTTCTTCCATGTTGACCCCCTTTGTCTTTAATGACTTTAATGAATTCATTAATAGTATAACAATAAGATGTATTTACTTTAATGTAGGTTTAATGACTTTAATGGTCATCATAGTCTCTAGAGTCTACTACATAGCTATATAGTGTCTCTATGTCTTCTAGGGAATCCCTTGAGTCCAGATTGTCTGTTTCGTCTGGCTCCTCATCGAGGTCAGCCTCAGTCATTAGGTCGGTTCTGTCGATGGTAGGCACAAAGGGCTTCACATCCTCAAAACAGATCTTGCATAGGTCAATGAACTGAAAAGTATTAGCATTACGACGAGTAGATTCAAACTCAGTCAATAATCTATCACAACAGCTACAATGCATTTTTAGTCTCCACCCATGTCAGGGTATTAGTTGATGAAATTAGAGGCCTTCCTAAGCCTATAAAGGCGAATCTGGTAGATTCTTGAGTTGTTCCTCTGCATACTTTCTCTGCTGCTCAGGTGTCCAAGGTGTCAAAGGGTTATCTTTAGACGGGAAAGGCCATGTAGTTTTTACCATAAATCCTCCGCAATGATAAAGTCAACACAATAGCAAATGAAAATCATTGTCATTTACCAATCCCCCACTTGATTGCATCATTCCACATCAATAAAGCATCCATGATTGACGTATAGTCGCCTGAATAATCAATATCTTCACCATTAGCCCAACTTTCTACAAATGAGGCCACTTTTGTCGGGTGTACTGAGGCCACGTTTTTAGAATAAGCCTCTACAAATGCGTTTTGTTCATCATGTGTCATTATTTAATCTCCGGTTGTTCATTTAAGTCTACATAGATCGTCATAGGTGCGAAATTGTGCCTTTCATAAGCTAAATCGTAAGCCGTAGCCTCAGATTCTGCCTCAATCGTGTAGTCGCTGTGATAATTCCCCATAGTATCTTCAACGTATACATTGTAAGTTTTGAGCGTCATTCTGTCACTCCCAAGTCATAGGTTAAATTGTCGATTGAATCACCAAAGGCATCCCATTCTTTAAAAAATTCGAGATCATCCGCAGACGATAGCTCATTAATAGAAGGTGAATACTTTTCCAGTATTTTCTTGGCCTGAGACAATAGGTGTAACAGTTCATCACGTGTGGAGACAATTTCGTCACATAATGGATTGCCTTCACGCCACAATCGGCGCTCTAGGGCTATAAATTCCTGATTGTTTAGCATTGCGTCTCCTCTGCTAGTTTGATCTGATACTCTGTTGGTTCATTCAAAGCCCACCATTCGAGATTGCCATACTTGGGATTAACTTTTGCAATATCGTACAGAATAGCCCCATGCTCAGACACAAATTTGACTACTTGACCCTCAAAGCGAGGTTTAGAAGATTCGTTGATTTTCTCGAATGCCATAATTATCCCCTTAGAATTGACGATAGACAATAGAATATGTGGTGTTGCCAATGAGCACTCCCTCATCTGCTAAGTAATCCAACACAGCGGCTTCTTGCTCATCGTCTGATGCATTTTCGTCAATCTCAATCGAGTAATCAGAGGCGATAGACTGCCAAGTGCCTTCTGCGTAATCGCAACAGACACCAATGACATCAAGCTCCATTTCCTCACCGCATGATTGCTCGATTTCCTCGAAGTACTCAAAGAGAATCCCAAGGCCTGAGAGACTGAAATTATCGGGACGAATGGCCTTAAATGCGTCAGCGAATTGGCCTTTGTTAATTGTCTGTTTCATGATGTGTTAATCCTTAACAAATTAGCAAGATAGTGCGACAATGCACTGCAAAGCCCCCATAAGAGGCTTCACGGTAGATTGTTACAGTGTTAGCCAAACAACTAAGATAGCCACGGCGTAAACCCAGTATAAGACAGATTGAGCGAGATTGTTCATTGGTGTTTTCCCTTATGGTTATGCGTGAATGTTTTTAGCAATGGCGTTAAAGCATTTTAGATAGTGCCTAGCGTTTGAATAATCGTCGCAAACTACTTTATCGGCGAGATCACCGTTGGCCCGATATAGCTTAACGACATACATCCCGTTAAATGTTGTTTTCTCAAACACCGTCCAAGCGCCATTTTTGAATTCTTTGATTGTCATTGTGTACCCCTTGAGTTTAAACCGTTAATGCTTGAATGTTTGCTTTTGCTTCTTTAATGACCGATTGAACCATATCATTATAATAGTCATTATCTTTGACAAATTGCATAGATGATTCGTACAAACACCCGCCAAGATAATCTGTACCTAACTCGATACCATTTTTGAAGGCTTGAACACGTGCGACAAACCATTCATATTTACCAGAATCTATGCCTTCTAAGTATTCTTGCACATCCTCAGGCATAAAATGGTCACGTGGGTGTGTAGTTTCATAAGCGGTAGAGAATACAATCTCGAAGCCCTCGATTGTCTCTGTGTGTTGTTTTGTATAGTGTGACATTGTGCGAATCCTTTGCAAGTTGTTTAATGTGTGTCGTTTGACGTATGTTATATTGCAAGCCCCATGCCAGCCCTGTTTTAGTAGTACTTGATGGTTACATTTATGCTGACATTGTAGTCCTGTGGTGTATAATACCTAAAAACTGTGACATATAGTATACATTTATGATGCACCATAACGATACAATTTGAATATTAGTGCACTAGAATGATGCACATTAATGCACCATTTTAGTTAGTCTGTGGATAACTAGGTACTTATGCATAGGTTATGAACAGCCTCTTGTGGATAACTCTTGAGGTAGGTGTTTACCCTAGGTGTCTATGTAGTACTTATTAGGTGCTTCATCGTCCCTCACATGTAAGCTTTGTAAGTATTGTAAGCTTGTAGACTGAGATTGTATACACTTTACTGACTAATGAGTCATTAGTGATACTTGATAGGGGGGAGGGGTGTGCTTGGGAGATTACTTTTGCAGGAGCCTCCTAAGTACACAAAAAAGAAGAATTAAGAAAAGACAAAATAGAACTAAAAAGTCTAATAAAATCAAAGGAGTTAAGGACTAAGATAGACTGTTGTGTTAATACAACACTAATGTAGACCTAATCTGTGCACAGGAGGACTGCCATAGAGCCTCTTGAGGTCTATAAAGTGTCCACAAGAGGTCTATGAAGATAGTAGACAAAAAAGATACAAATAAATACAAAAAAGACTTGACATTCCTAAAAAGGGCTGTATAATTCTCTATGAAGTTATACTGGATGACTTTAAAGTTTCAACTGAGGTGACTAAGGTGTTCACCAAGGTGTATTAGCAATAGTGTGGTATTTATAATACTACTACTCTATAATTATAAACTTACTTTAATTTACTTTAGATAAGCTACACTAAAGTTCATTAAACTAACTTTATAGTGTCTTTGTCAATTTATTGTCTATGTCCTTACTGAAAGGGTAAACATGGAAACTAAGAAATGTACTTGTTGTCTACAAGAAAAAGAGTTGTTTTCCTTTTTTAAGGATACCTCGGTAAAAAGTGGTTATAGAGCCGCGTGTAAAGACTGCATGAATAGTAAAGCAGCTGAGTGGCGCAGCAAAAATAAAGAGCACAAAGCTAAAAAAGACAAAGAGTACCATCAAGCAAACTTGTCTTATATTAAAGAACAAAAGAAAAAGTACAGACAAGAAAACAAAGAGGCTGTTGCCCTGTCTTTAAAATTATGGCAGCAAGCCAACCCTGATAAATGTAATGCTCGAAACAGTAAACGCAGAGCTGCAAAGTTAAACGCTACACCTGCGTGGTCAGATTTGAAAAAAGTAGCTGTTTATTTTGAATACGCTAAACTTTGCTCAAAGGTTTTAAAACAGTCTTTCCACGTAGATCATGTTGTACCGCTTCAAGGTAAAACAGTTTGTGGATTACATGTGCCTAATAATCTTCAAGTTCTTCCTGCGGCTTTGAACCACAGTAAAAACAATCTTTGGTGGCCTGATATGTGGGAGGCTGCATGACTGAAGAAGTTGTAAAACGTAAAGCAGGGAGACCTAAAAAGTCTGAACTGATTACAAAAAAGAAAGGGAATCGTGAACTTCGTGGTCGTCCCGCTGGTGATAAAGCCATTATGGACGAATATAAACAACGAATGTTGACATCACCTAAGAGTGCTAGAGTTCTGGAAGCTATCTTCGATGCAGCCTTAGATCCTGAACACAAGGCCCAGAGTGCAGCATGGAAACTAATTGTAGACAGGATTGTTCCTGTATCGTCTTTTGAACAAGTTAAACAAGGCGGTGGTACTCCTAGCATTGTCATTAATGTGTCTGGTATGTCTTCGCCTGTGGTTGAAGCTGAAGAAGTTAATTACGAGATTGAAGACGTAGACGTTAAGGATGTCGAATAATGGCTGAACTTAACTTTAAACTTTTACGTTGGCAGCAGTCCGTATTCGCTGATAAACATCGCTTCAAGGTCGTAGCAGCAGGTCGTCGTTGTGGTAAGTCTAGGCTATCAGCTGTTACCTTGCTCATTGAGGCTCTAAACTGTCCTGAAGGATCAGCTGTGATGTACATAGCACCTACTCTAGGACAAGCTAGAACTATTATGTGGGACTTGTTACTTGACCTAGGTAGACCTGTCATCAAGACTTCCCACGTCAACAACTTGGAGATTACCCTCGTTAATGGAAGAAAGATTCTTGTTCGTGGCGCTGATAATCCTGACTCTCTTAGGGGTGTCTCCCTCACCTATGTAGTCCTAGACGAGTGTGCCTTTATCAAGGAAGACACATGGCAGAAGATCATTCGAGCTTCTCTCTCTGACAAAAAAGGTAGGGCTTTGTTCATCAGTACCCCTAGTGGTCGTAACTGGTTCTATGACATCTTCAACCTAGGTCAGGAAGAACAAGATGAAGAGTGGAAGTCATGGCACTTTACAACCAAGGATAACGAGACTATCGATCCTAAGGAAATTGAGGCAGCCGAGAGGACTCTAAGCTCCTTTGCCTTCAAGCAAGAATATTTATCCAGTTTTGATACAGCTGGTAGTGATTTATTTAAAGAAGAATGGTTAAAGTACAAAGATGAACCTACTTATGGTGAATATGTCATTGCTGTAGACTTAGCTGGCTTCGAGGATGTAGCTAAGAATGCGGGAGCCGCTAAAAAACGTTTAGATGAGTCAGCTATTTCTATTGTAAAAATTGAAGACAATGGCGACTGGTGGGTAAAAGATATTCTTCATGGTCGCTGGGACATTCGGGAAGTGGCTTCTAAAATCCTTTTAGCAGTTCGTGAACACAGGCCTATTGCTGTTGGTATTGAAAAAGGTGCATTGAAAAATGCTGTCATGCACTACTTAAATGATTTGATGCGTAAAAATAACGTTTACTGTCATATTACTGAGCTTACTCATGGGAACCGTAAAAAAGTAGACCGTGTTGTTTGGGGTCTCCAAGGACGTTTTGAACATGGGCGTATTTTCTTAAATGAAGATAAAAAATGGAAAGAGTTCGAGGATCAATTCATTATGTTTCCCGCCACAGGAGTTCACGATGACTTGATTGACTCATTGTCTTACGTAGCACAGTTAACTATGACTAACTATCTACAAGACTACGACGACGATGAACACGAAGTTTTAGATATTATAAGTGGGTACTAATTATGGATCAAACATTAACTAAGATACTGCAAGCGGCTTCTGAGAATCCGGCGTATCAGGCCGTTGCTAACTATTTAATGTCTCGTCGAGCAATGCCAGAGATGCAGGTGGGAGGAACTCAGCATTATGGCTCGTTTAGTACACCCGGTCTTTTTAGTGGTAATAGTGTTCCTGATCGAGGATTATTAAAGATTACTGGTTCTGCCCAATATGCTGATCCCAATCTTGTAGCGCCAACAATGACGCATGAGTCTACACACGCTGCTGAAAGGCAGATGATTAAACAATACTATGAATTGAAAGACAAGCCAAATAAGACAGACTTAGAAAAACAATTTTTAGGCAACTTTCAAAAGATTATTGGCGCACAAGAGCCTGAAATTACAAAATGGATTAATAAAGTAGCTCCCGGCTTTAACGACAGTTATCGAACACGTAGCAATGAAGCTTTAGCTTTCGGTGTAGAAAACGCTGCTTTTCCTAACGCCCCTTCCAATTATCAAGCTCCGGCACATATTGATCCCACTATTGCTACACAATTTCAACTATTACTTGACCAAGCTCAAAAGGTTCAAGATCAACAGCCTCCTAAAGGTCGTTAAAAATAATACTTGACAAACTAACACTTTTGTGATACATTGCGGATCATTATGAAAACCTGCCCTATTGCCACCCACGACATTCATGTGAACCTTGCTCATCGAGACAAGGCTTTTAAGCAATACGGCTATGGCCCTGCTAATCCAGACTTGCCTAATGACACTTTCTGGAACGAAAAAGCTAATGAGTGGCAGACTGATGTCAAGCAAGCTAAGTCAATGCGCTGTGGTAACTGTTCAGCTTTTATCCAGACTTCTGAGATGCTCAAGTGCATCCATGACGGTATTGATGCTGACAAAGAAGGTTACGCTCAAGATGTCATGGATAGTGCCAAGTTAGGCTACTGTGAACTCTTTGACTTCAAGTGTGCAGCTGATCGTACTTGTTCAGCATGGCTCGTAGGTGGCCCTATTACAGACTCTAATTCACAGGAAGTAGACAACAATCCTTTCCGTGATTCCATCGAAGATTAACAAGGAATAAGATGGCTACTGAAGAAACAAACAATAACGCTAATGACGAACCTCAATTTGAAGAGGCTACAGCTACCGACAAAGAGTTAGTCTCATGGGTGATGGATCACATTGAGCGTTGGAGAGACTTCCGTGATAACAATTACATGGATAGTTGGGAAGAATATGAGCGTATCTTCCGTGGTCAATGGGCTGAAACTGATGCAACTCGTGATTCAGAGCGCTCACGTATTATCTCCCCTGCAACTCAGCAAGCTGTAGAGACATCTCACGCTGAGATCATGGAAGCTATCTTCGGTCAGGGTGAGTACTTCGACATCGAGGATGACGTTAAGGACGTTAACGGTAACCCTATTGACGTTGAAATGTTGAAAACCATGATGATGGAAGACTTCAACAAAGACAAGATCCGTAAGAGCATCGACCAGATTGGTTTGATGGCTAAGATCTACGGTACAGGCATCGGTGAGTTGGTTGTTAAGACAGCTAAAGAGTACATCCCAACTACTCAGCCTATCCCCGGTGTTACAGGTCAAGCAGCTATCGGTGTAGTCGAGAAAGACCGCATCTCAGTTACTTTGAATCCTATCAACCCTAAGAACTTTTTGTTTGATCCTAATGGTACATCGGTGGATGACTGTATGGGTGTAGCTATTGAAAAGCCAGTGAGCTTGCACAAGATCGTAGCAGGTATGGAAGCTGGTATTTATCGCAAGGTAGACATCTCTCCTTACATGGACGATGACTCTCTTGAGGCTACTCAGGAAGTACGTCAGTACCAAGACGGTAAAGCTACGATGCTGACCTACTACGGTCTAGTGCCACGTGAGTTGCTGGATTCCACAGGTGAAAAGAAAGACATTGTAGACCTCTTCCCTGAAGACTCCAATGCTGATGACTACGCTGACATGGTTGAGGCTATCATCGTTATCGGTAACGGTAACTTGCTCTTGAAGGCTGAAGAGAATCCTTACATGATGAAGGATCGCCCAGTAATGTCTTATCAAGATGATACTGTCCCTAACAGACTGTTGGGTCGTGGTGTCGTTGAAAAGGCTTACAATATGCAGAAGGCTATCGATGCTCAGTATCGCGCCTACTTAGACTCATTGGCTTTGACTACATCGCCCATGATCGCTATGGACGCTACTCGCTTGCCTCGTGGTGCTAAATTTGAAGTTAAACCCGGTAAAGCTCTTTTGACCAACGGTAATCCATCTGAGATCATGATGCCGTTCAAGTTCGGTACTACAGACGGTAACGCTCCAGCTGCTGCTCAGAACTTTGAGCGTATGTTATTGCAAGCTACTGGTACGATGGACACCAATGGCATGATCTCCCAAGTCTCTCGTGATGCCTCTCAAGGCGGTATTTCGATGGCTGTGGCTTCTTTGATTAAGAAGAATAAGCGTACCCTGACGAACTTCCAAGAGGATTTCCTGTCTCCTTTCATCAAGAAGGCAGCATTCAGGTTCATGCAGTTCGATCCTGAGCGTTATCCCTCAGCTGACTTGAACTTCGTACCCACAGCTACCTTGGGAATCATGGCCCGTGAGTACGAACAATCACAGTTTATTGCTCTTTTGCAGACCTTAGGCCCTAACACTCCAGTGTTGCCTTTGATCTTGAAGGGTGTTATCGCTAATTCTTCTCTGTCTAATCGTGCTGAGATGATTGAAGCTCTCGATAAGATGGCTCAACCTGACCCACAAGCACAAGCTTTACAGCAACAACAAGCTATATTGGCTTTAGAGGCTCAAAAAGCCACTATTGCTGTGAATACCACTCAAGCTGAACGAAATAAAGCAGAGGCTATGAGCACTATGGTGGAGACTCAGTTGAAGCCACAGGAAGTTCAAGCTAAGATCTTGTCATCTACTACAAATAATTTACCTAGTAATGATCAATTAGCTTCACAAGAGTTCGAGAAACGTGTTAAAATTGCTGACTTAATGCTCAAAGAAGCTGACATCAAGAACAAAGCTAAGATTGTTGAGTTGCAGATGAGTCAACACAAAAACGAACAAGCTAAGTCCGATGCTGAATTCCTTAAAAGCCTGACTGAAGGTCTCAATAAATGAAATTAGAAGACTTGGAAACCAAATTAGGTATCGCTAACTTAGGCGAGGAAGAGAAACTCGCTCTAGTTAAGGACATCCAAGCTAATTTACCTGCTCTGAAGGCAGAACAACGTACCTTAGAAGCTAAAACACAGGCTAACTTGGTAGTTGAGGCTATCAAGAAGATCAAAGAAGGCTTAGAAGCTCGTTTCGATGAGCTTAACGGCATCGTAGACGTTAAAGTACGTGATATTACCTCAGGTAAGGACGGAAAAGACGGTAAAGATGGTAAGAACGGTGTAGACGGTAAAGATGGCAAGGATGGTATCTCCATCACTGGGCCTAAAGGTGCTGACGGTAAGGACGGTGAAGACGGTGTAGGCGTACAAGACGCTCACATTGACTTTGATGGCTCACTGATCATCACTTTGACTACAGGTAAAGAGATCAACGTAGGCGAAGTAGTGCCTATGGATGTCGCTGAAAAGATCAAAGTCATCGGTAATGGCGGTGGTACATCTCAGTCAGTCTTGGATGCTATCGCAGCCCTTACTACAGCTACAACTACCAACGTAGCTATTACAGGTGGAACTATTAATGGTACGTCTATTGGAAATACGACACGAGCAAGTGGTAATTTCACTACTTTGTCAGCCAATACGGTAACAAGTACAACACCTGTTTTATCTTTTAACGCCTCTAACTCTATTGCCTCGTTTGGTAGCACAACACCTAACTCATACAATCAGTTAGTTATCCAAAATAAGTCAGGCACTACTGGTGCTTCAACTAACTATGTTCTTTCAAACGATTTAGGCACAGATTCAACTTACTACGGTGAGTTTGGAATGAATGCTTCAACGTATTCATCTGGCACACCTTCAGATTTCTTTTCGTTGAACAACGGTGTTTATTTTTCTAGCCATGATGGTGACGTTACTGTAGGCTCAGGTAACGGATATAAGACTTTCTTAGCTTGGGGAACTGCTGGAGATAAAGCGCACGTTGTTAACGCTTCAGGAGCTATTGGCTTAAACACCAACATCACAGGCACAACTAACTTTGGTACTTCAGGTCAAGTTTTAACGTCTGCTAGCTCTGCTGCTACACCTACTTGGTCTAACGCTCCAATTTTGTCAGGCGCTATAATTGACAACACTCCCATCGGTGGAACAACCCCTGCT